ATTAGCAGCAACTGGAGCAACAAATTTTAAACTCTCACCGAGCATTGAAACCGTGGTATTTGCCCGGGTAGACGTGTTGATCAAAGCATCGTTAAACCGGCCAATCTCTTTTGTTGACATGCCAAACGCTGTAAGAGAGTCTGTCACGATATCAGTTGCCCGGCCTAAATCCATTTGCGCTGCTGTGGCTAAGTCAAGCATTTGTGGGAGTGCTTGGATAGCGTCTTTGGTGCTCATTCCGGTCATGGCCATGAATTTGAGCGCTTCGCCTGCCTGATTTGCGCTCCACTCCGTCTCCCGGCCCATTTTCCGAGCTGCGGCTGTCAAGTCTTCAAAATCCTTGGCAGTGCCTCTTGACACTGCTTGCACGGATTTCATGACTGATTCAAATTCAATTCCATCTTTGATCAGCTTTCCCAAGGCAAGCCCACCAGCAGCAACCCCGAGCGCTGTCACGGCTTTAGCGGCCATATTTGCACCATTAGCCATGCCGGTGAATCCGCCACCAATAGTCCGCATTGCCCCGCCCAAATCCCCGAGTTGTGCCTGGAGTCGTGCTGTTTCGGTCCGTGTCAAATTGAGAGACCGGCGCAGATCGTCAACTTCACGCTCTGCCCGGTCTGCCCCCATACCTGCATGGAGACGCCGCTCAAGATCCTTGAACTGATCTTCGCTTTCGGATGCTGAGTGTCCCAATGTTTTAAGAGAGTCTTGTAAACGTGCGGATGCCCGCTCTGCGGATTTAGTGTCAACTTCAATTCTGATCCCGGCCATATCGAATTAATCCTTTTTGTTTGCTTCTTGCTGTTGTTTTGCCTGTTTGCAGATGTATGGGTAGACAATGCTTTCAATCATCAAGATTTTTTCAAACTCGTCTCGGGTTAAGTCGTACACTTCACAAAGCGGGACGATGTCTCTTGTTTTCAGTCGCTTTGGAGTCCCGCTCATGTCCGAATAGTCCCGTTCATATGTGTTACACTTGTTCCAGATATTGATTGCTTCGATATTGGCCGGGTTGAGATCTTCTTTGGGCTTCGGGCAAGTTGAGCAGGGTGGCTCATCCCCGCTCAACTCATATGTTTTTATACAATCCTCACAATTTGCGTGATCCGGATCGTACTCCCAAGAAACCCACCTTAGGAGTTTTTTACCTTCACTTCCTTGACTATTTCAGCCGTCTTGCCGATATCTGCAATTTCCTGGATAATGTGGAGGCAAACGTGATCATTCTCGCGATTCATCGCCAGTTGCCGCTTGTTCTCAGTGTTACATTCTAATTTATCCGCGACCCCTTCCCAACCGGTTATCTGCGTATCAAGATTTTCTGCTTGGATTTCAAGCCAATTCCAGGCAGGCTCATACTGATCTTTTTGGCCTGGCCCGGTTTTGATTTTCTTGACGTACTCATGTTTGTCAACAATCGCCTGATTCTCTTCTTTTGTATTGACAACTACTGTAAATTTTGCGCCTTCGTACTCGATAACGTGCGTCTGTTTTTTGGTTACTATTTTCAACATGTGGTTTTATCCCCATTTAGCCCCGGTTGTGTGGCCTGGAAAGCTCCGGGGGAAAGCTTTGTCAGCGGCACCGCCTATCCAGACCATGATGAAATTAACTAACTATTCAAAAACAATGCTGCATGAGTCTTCACCAGTTGAACCCAAACCTGTACCTGCAATGCTGAGTGAAACTGTAGGTGAGGATGTTTGTGTTTGCGGTACCTCAAGCTCAGTTTGAGGTATATTAATTGTGCATTTATCGCCCGCGCCGCCGTCATTAATTGCAATCACTGACACCTGTGTGTTCTGTGTAGCATCGTAAAAATAAGAGACATCTTGCTCTCTAAACAAAACATCCAAGGAACATTTGATAGCTCGCCTATCTTCAATGTATTCTGTCACGTAGCCCGATGTTGTGATTTCATCTGTTTGCCAGGCTACAGGGGAGTTAACATCGACCGATAAAGATTTAAGGTTTTTAGATGTTCCGTCAAAAGTGATTGCCAAGTTCTTATTTTCAAGCACTGTTCCGACTGCGGTATAAGTAGGCAAGAACCCGGTGATTTCGGCATTGTCCGCACATGTGACAGCTTCGGCCATAAATAGCTTGTCACTTGCCACTGTTACAGATGCGATCTCATAACCGGCATTAGTGTTGTTATCTGCTCCGATTTCAATCCGTGTGCCTGCTGTATAAAGCTTGCCGCCGCCTGAATCCAAAGTAATTTTGCTACTACCTGTGATCGTCATAGCAACATCTTCGTCAAGAGTAGTTGTCAATCCCGGAGCCCTGATTGTGATATCACTGTCACCGTCACCGGCGCATCCGGTTTCGACAAAATAAACAGTTAGATCACCGGCAAAGGTTACGGTATCGCCTTCTAAGACCGTGCCTGTGCCTGTGTCGAGGTGGATAGATGTTGTCCCGGCAGGATATTGAGCATGATCTGTGAGATAACCTGAACCTGAGCCGTTCGCTGTTGCGCCGTTTGCTGCGCTCGTACCTGCCCATCCCATCCGCATAAATCCGCCGCTAAAATCAACTTTTGATCCGCCCTTGTTGGTAAAATTCAGCTTCCCGGCTTCGGTGCATGCACCGGTTGCATAAAAAACAGTGTGTGATTTCCGCATCCAGATTGTAAAACTCGGTTTAGTTGTGGCTTGTTCATATGTTACTGATGTATCAGTTACAATTGTTTCAAGTCCCATTAATGACTCATAAAGGATCTTGCCCATCGGCGGGGTGCCTTTTGTCCCGGACGTCCTAATGTAAATAGGCACGCTCCAAGTCCCTGCACCCATTTGATCTTGAAACCTGTCCATAACATCTAAAGAATTCACAACTTCTTCTGAATCAGAAAAAGAGGCTTGCTGGTTAATTTCTGCGGTTCCGGCTGTAACAACCCTTTCGGTTGCTGCTGTCGGATAAATCGCCGTACCTTTTGTCGTTTCCTTAACACAAAAGCAATCTTGACTCATTGCGCGTGCTACTGTATTACTCATAATTAGTACTCCATTATTATGTTAAAAGGGATTATGACTTGATGGTGACAGGCTTGCAATGCCTCATCAATGCCGTAAAATTCGGTATATGGTAGAAGTGCGTTTTCGCACACTATGTCTAAGATTGTTCTGTGCCAAAAGAGTTCTTCTAATTTTCCCGCATATGATCCGCCTTGTTGGACGCCCGCACCTTTGGTTGTGAAAACGTTAATCATAAAAACGCCTGTTCGTGCGCCATGGCCTTGAATTTCAAGATTTGACACGGCTCCCGGTTTGCAGTAACACTCGATGAAAGGCAGAGCTGGTGCATCGTCAATATTGATTTTGCGGATTGAGGTATACGTCCAATTGGCAGTAAGAAAATCAGAAACGGCTTTTTCGATTTCGTATGGGTTCATGAAACACCGTCCAAGTCAACGAGTGCTTGATTGAAGAAAGTCTCAAATTCTGCCAGGGATATGGCTACCATACCTGCCGGGGCTTGGACTTTGCTGTGGCCGCTTTCTAATGCACTGATGTACTCAAGGTTATTGTAAATAACTACTTTGTCGTCGTGGATATCGAATTTAAAATCTGTGACATTATCCTGGATCATCTGAGATATCTCATTGACTGAATATCCGTCTTGGTTTTCCGCTGCCACATCTTCAGCATGACAAGTACTCAATCCCCAAGATGCCTTTGCCCTGCCCGTGTCAACAGGCGTGCGCTCGGCAATCAGGCGGTAAAGATCAATACAAGCCTTGCGGATGACTTTCTCCATATTGTCTTCTGCCAACTTCGCAAATTTCAACAGTGATTCCGTAAACCCGGCGGCGTCTGTACTATCCACGGATCTGCACCTTATATAAAATGACTACGTTGCCCGGATCTTCCACACCAATACTGATGACATTTTGCTCAACTCCGCCGATCAATATTTTATATGTAGTGTCCAGGGCGGGCAAGGTGGTGAGCGTTCCGGCTGCATTGACACCGTATGCCGAAAGAATCAGTAATGTGTCACCCTGCTGGATAGTCGTACCGTCGATATCCCGGACAGAGTAGGATTCTTTGATCCCATAGCTCACATAATCTACATCATCACCGGTTCCGGTAGATTCCATTTCTTCCGGGTCCCAAACGCCTTCCGATCCTATCTCCCGGACGGTCACGGCAAAACCATCAGCTTTTAAATCGTTGTAAGCTCCAAGCGCTTCGGTTGACCATGCAGTAGTCATTATGCCCTCACAATCCGGCAACCGCCTGAATAGACGTATTTTTGTAGCAGGCTATCCATGGCCGTAAATACCGATCCTGTAGGAGCGCTGCCCCGATACGTTTTGACTATTGCACCGGCTAAATTTTTAGATTCGAGGAAATTGTCCGCAGTCAATTCAGGCTGTAGTACTCCGGGGGTTGTTAACTCAGCGAGAGCACCCACAATTTGAGCATTCAAAATATCCGTAGGCAGCTCAGTATCGAAAACATCATCAAGCCACTGACGACCCCGGAGATAATCCCAAGCCCGTTGCAGAGCTTGAGTTTTAGCTATCTCCGTGCCTGACCAGTCGGTGTTCCCCCTGTCCGTGTGGTAGGTATCCGCCTGGATGACGGTTGCCTGATCCCAGTCGTCAATGCTGGAGTCTGGATAATTTAGCTCAAGCCAAGTCGTCATGATTTGGCCTTATCCTTGACTTTGGTTTTGCGGACTTTCTTGAATATCACGGACTCGGGCTCAGGCTCGGGCAGGCTTGCGCTCCATCCGCCTGTCTTGAGATACTCCCTGGCGTCCACGCCATCGACTTCGACGGCTGCACCGGTTTTGACATTGTAAAGAATAACCATCATGATAGCGTTACCCCCTCTTCTGTCAACACCCACCATTTGGTTGAACTTGAAAGCAGAGTCAACGTCTCGGCGGCTGCATTAAAGCTGGCAGACGACCCGGCTGAACCGCCCGCAACGTTAGTTAGTGCGAGAGTAACGGCGCATGTGC